GGTATGCACGTAAAAAAATACCCTTGCGAGTATAAAGCTGGACCTATAACACAACGCGCTAAAGGATTGTAAGATGAGTTTTAATGATTTTAAACTTTACGCTATAAACACAACAACACTAGGGGTTACAACATTCGCTGAGATAGAAATGGGTTTAAAATTATTATTGTTAGTAGTAACCATTGGTTACACTATAAATAAATGGATGCAGCTTAAAAATAAAAAATAATGTTTAAGTATTTTACTTACGAAGAGTTCGATTCGCCTGACGTACAGGGTAGCGGGCAGATGATGAGTAAGGATCTTATACTTATACTTGAAAGTGTTAGAGCTGAGCTTGGTAAACCTGTTGTTATAACCTCAGGTTATCGCACTCCAGCGCATAACGAAAAAGTAGGTGGGAAACCTAACTCATCTCATTTAAAAGGTCTAGCGGTTGATATAGCTTGCAAAGACAGTAGATATAGATTTAAACTTCTACAAGAATTAATGGAACACGGTATAGACCGTATAGGTATTGGTGATAGTTTTATTCATATAGATATTGATAATGATAAATCACCTGATGTAATTTGGACATATGGCAACTGATAAAAAAACACTTAAGTGTAATAAACCTCGGCGTACGCCAGATCATAAAACTAAATCACATATAGTTAAAGCTTGTTCTGCAGGTAAAGAAAAAATTATAAGGTTTGGTCAACAAGGTGTAACAACTGCTGGTAAAAAAACAGACGCTAAGTCTAAAGCTCGTAGAGCTAGTTTTAAAGCTCGCCACGCTAAAAATATTAAAAAAGGTAAAATGTCTGCTGCCTATTGGGCTGACAAAGTAAAATGGTAATTATGAATAAGTATGTTAAAGATATGATGCATGAGAGAGAGTTAATCTACGATGCAAAAAAAGCAATACACAAAGAAGATAAAAAATACAAAGCTGTTTTTGAAATGAAAGGATCTTTACTACATATGGGCCATAGCCCTATGCACAAGCATTGCACTTCTGCTTTACGTTATAAAACTCCTATGAAAATGGAAAACGTAATTGATAGAGATGCTAAATCTTCTGGTAAAAACCAGTATGATAAATACGGAAAATAAATGAAATCAAAAGGTTTAGGAGACGACATAGCAAAATTTACCAAGGCTACAGGTATTAAAACTGTAGTTGATAAACTTTCAGAAGGATTAAATATTCCTTGTGGTTGCTCTGCTAGACAAGCTTGGTTTAATGATAAAGTACCTTACAACAAATAATATGGCTTTTAAATTAACACCACCATTTTCAATAGACAATACTCCTGTTTATCATGTAGATATGGAGGACGGTGTGTTAGGAAAAGCTAATAACAACGGTACTATCATTATAAACAAAGATGTACCGTGTGGTAAAATACAAGAAGTTATAAATCACGAAATGGTTCATATAGATCAAATGCGTAGAGGTGATCTTGATTATGACGATAAATATGTATACTGGAAAGGTAAAAAAATACCAAGATCTAGTATGAATGAAGGGGCAAAGAATTTGCCTTGGGAAAAAGAAGCTTACGATAAAACAAAATAAAACAAAACAAAATGCCTTACAAAAAAAGTCCCGCTTCGTTTAAGAAGCACAAAAGTAAAGCCGTAGGATATATGGCAGAAGGTTCAGCCTTTCATTTAGATACAGATCCTAGTCCTGAAAGGCAAGCTAGACTAGATAAAATGAAAGCAGAAAAAGAAGCTGCTCGAGCAATTAAGCGAAAAGAATATGATGTAAAAAGGCAAGCTGTTCTTGAAAAACAAATGGAAAAAAGTATAGAACAAGATACAGCTCGAAATATAAGAAGACAAGCTATTATAGAAAAAAGAAAACAAAAAGACCCAAGCTATAAGCTTAAACAAAAACAAATTGTAACAGGTCAACAACATCTTCAAGTAGGTACTACTCCTTTAGAAATGCACGGTCCAGGTGGAACACATCCAGATCCAAAGAAAAAACCAACTACAACACTATCAAACGCTCTTGTATCTGATGAAGATTATCAAGTGGTTCCTGGTTATGAACAAAGACTAGGCGGTGCGTTAGATGAAGTTGTTGTAACTGCTAGCGCTAGAAATAATACCTCTAACGGTGGAGGTGCTTTACCTACTAAAAGAAAAAAGAAAAAAAGAAAAACTTATTCTAAAACTGGAAATTTGTTAAGAGGAATAAATCCTTTTAGCACGAAGCATGAAAGAGTTAGAGCTAGAACTCGTTTAGGTCAAGATAGATTACTTTAATATGAAAAAAATTCTTCAACTTATAACTGGAGGTCTCATTAAAGATGTTGGTAAAGTTATAGATAACTTAACGACTACAGATGAAGAAAGGCTTGCGGCTAAACTAAAAATTGAAGAGTTGCTAGAGCAAGCTGATAAAGATGCTCAAGATCAAGTAACAGCAAGATGGGAATCGGATATGAGCTCTGATTCCTTCTTATCTAAAAATATAAGACCAATAGTTCTTATATATCTTACTGTTATATTTACTATATTATCTTTTTTTGATGGTAATATAGGTGAATTTAAAATAGCAGAGCAATATATACCAATATTCCAGTCGCTATTAATAACTGTTTATGGCGCGTATTTTGTAGGGCGAACTTGGGAAAAAGGTAAAAAAATAAGTAATAATAAAGACAAGTAATTAAATATAAATTAAATTAAATTAAATCAAATGGCAAAAATTACAGATGAGCAACTGGAATCAGTTGTTAAACAACAAGAAGAGTTAGGCGGACTATTAAATCAAATAGGTGCTTTGGAAGCTAACAAACATTCACTGCTTCATAAAATAGCAACTGTAAATGAAAGTATAGAAAAGACTAAACAAGATCTTGAAAAAGAATACGGCAATATAAGTATCGATCTTAAAACCGGTGAATATACTATTATAGAAACCGAAGAAGAAGAGGATCTAACTGTAGTTAAATCAGAGGACTAAAATGGATTCTGTTATAAGAAAAATCAGTATTGGATCTGACTATAAAAACGATGCTATGCACTACTCTGTAGGCCAAGATGTTTATGGGGGTCATAGTATAGCTTATATTTTATTTGACAATAAAGATAATTCTTATAATATTCATATAAAGAAAAACAACGAGGTATTGCCATGGAAGAAGTTTAATTCTAACATGGCTATATCTGTTGAGTATGATTTAGAATATTAATGAAAAGCGTATACGATTTTATTATAAAACCTATTGGTAAGGTTTATGATAATTCTATAGATGTAGATGGCAAAGAGCTTTTGCTAAATACTAGTATTGAAAAACATAAGTTTGTAAATAACAAAGCTATTGTAATTTCTACACCACTTGCTTTTGACACACCTATAGAAGAAGGTGATGAAATTATAGTTCACCATAATATCTTTAGAAGGTATTATAACATAAAAGGTAAAGAAGTTAATAGCAGCAAGTACTTTAAAGAAGATTTTTACTTTTGTCAAGTAGATCAAATATATTTATATAAAAAAATATACAAATGGTATGCATTTGCTGATAGATGCTTTGCTATGCCAATTGAAAATAATAATGATTTAGAGCTCGATAAAGAGCAAAAGCTTATTGGTGTACTAAAGTACGGTAATAAGTCCTTAGAAGCTAAGGGAATAAACGAGGGAGATACTATAGGGTTTACACCCAACAGTGAGTTTGAGTTTATCGTAAATGACCAACGGCTTTATTGTATGAAATCAAATGATATTGTAATTAAGTATGAGCACCAAGAAAACCAAGTTGAATATAATCCAAGCTGGGCAAAGAGCAGTTGAGGAATTAATTAAGGTAGCTAAAGAACCTATTGTAGATTCAGATGATGACATCTCAGCTGATCGTTTGAAAAACGCGGCTGCAACAAAAAAGTTAGCTATATTCGATGCGTTTGAAATACTTAATCGCATTGAAGAGGAAAAGAATATGCTTGAAGATAAACCAAGCGATAGTAAACAAAAATCCTTTAAGGGTTTTGCAGAAGGTAGATCTAAGTAATGTACAAGCAAACTTTATTTACTGTACTTACAGATTACATAAAACCCCACGTGCTTAAAAGAAATAACAAAAGCAAAAAGTGGGAGTACGGTTATAACAAAGAACACGATATAGTTGTTATAAGTAAGACTGGTCAAATAGGTGAGATATACGAAATACAAAACCTTAAAATAGCATTACCACCTTTTAAAGGTAAACTAAACAAGGATAAAGACAAATGGTCTAAAGAGGAATATCCTAAAGAATTAAATAAAATTAAAAGTGTATTTGAGTGGAATAAATACCCGGATCACTTTAAAGAAAAATGGTATGAGTATATCGACGAAGAGTTTAAACGTCGTGACGAAGGTCACTGGTTTAATAACAAAGGTATTGCTACTTACCTCACTGGTACTCACTACATGTACTTGCAGTGGAGTAAAATTGATGTTGGGGCAGCAGATTTTAGGGAGTCAAACAGATTATTCTTTATATTCTGGGAAGCTTGCAAAGCAGATCAAAGATGCTACGGTATGTGCTACCTCAAAAACAGACGATCAGGTTTCTCATTCATGGCATCAGGCGAAACTGTTAACCTGGCAACAATCAGTTCAGATTCAAGATTCGGTATCTTATCAAAATCAGGGGCTGATGCTAAAAAAATGTTTACAGATAAGGTAGTACC